GTATATGGTGGAACTGATACTAGTGCAAGGGAGAAAATACGTGGCTTGGTTGAGACACACTCCAAATCAACCACTATTGCTTCATTTGGTGTTTTTAGTACTGGTATTAACATCCGTAATATTAATAACATCGTGCTCGCAAGTCCAAGTAAGTCAAAGATTAGAGTCTTGCAGTCCATCGGGAGAGGTCTGCGTACATCATCAACTAAAGATTCCGTTTTAGTATATGATATCGCAGATGATATATCTTACAATGAAAGAAGGAATTTTACTCTTAACCATTTTACAGAACGACTAAATATATACAACGAAGAACAATTTGATTATGATATTAGTAGGGTAAAATTATGAAAAGAACATTAAGAAATATAATATTTTTAGTAGGAGCAGTTATTTGTTTATCTGGATGTTCTTTATTAATAAAATATCTACTAATCTTAGGAGCTTAATATGCACAGTTCTAATAAAAACGATACATCGTATAAAGTTATTAAACTAACGAACAGCGAAACCATTATTGCGTCTTTAACTTCTGATAATGCTAATGATATAGAAATACAAAATCCATTATTGATGACTATTGATATACATATGTCAGAATTAGGAGAACGTGAATCTTTAAATTTATGTCGTTGGATTGAACCATACACAGAACAAAAATATTTTACAATTACAAAATCTACAATAGTGACAACTGCAAATGCATCAGTTGGTTTATCTAATTACTACGAATATTTTTTAAAGAAGCTAGATGATTGGCAAGAGAACATTCATAGTATAAAATCTAAATCATTTGCAAAAGAATATACTAATGATGAATACACTGATGAAGAAATATACGATGAGATATTAGATTCAATTGAAGTAGAAAGTAAATCTATTCATTAAACCTCAACATAGTTGAGTATATAGAGGTAAAAGGCTTCTGTCAATTCCCTTTTTGAAAAAAGTTAATTTAATAAGTACATTGACAAATATACTTCAATGGTATATATTAGGACTAATGATACTCATAAGGAGATTTAATTCTAATGGCTGAAAAGAAAGCAAAGAAAACAAAACCGCATTACGTAGATAATAAAGTATTTCTACAAGCTATGATAGACTGGCGAGCAGATTGGACTGATGACAAAAAAGAAACAGTTAAACCACCAATATCAAATTATATCGGAGAATGTTTTCTAAAGATTGCAACCCACCTAGCATACAGACCTAACTTCATAAACTATACGTATAGAGAAGAAATGGTATCTGATGGTATTGAGAATTGTTTGCAATATGCTCAGAATTTTAATCCAGAGAAATCTTCAAATCCCTTTGCGTATTTCACACAAATTATATATTACGCTTTTCTTAGAAGGATTGCAAAAGAAAAGAAGCAAACTCATGTCAGAAATAAAATGATAGAAAATTCAAGTTATACATCTTGGGTTACTATGGAGGGCGATGATACTGGTTATTCTGTTGCTGGTTTTGATCCTATGGTAATGCTTCCAGATGAGGATGTTTATAAACCAAAGAAAAAGATTCCAGCTGCAAAAAAAGGATTAGAAAACTTTATGGAAGAAGACCTTGACAAAATAGTAGGAAGGGGCGAAGATCGTTGAAGCTTGCAATTATAACCGACACACACTTTGGTGCTCGCAATGACAATCAATATTTCAGTGATTTCTTTTTTAAATTTTATGATGAAGTATTCTTTCCTACATTAATAGAGAGAGGTATAACTACCTGTATTCATATGGGTGATGTTATGGATCGCCGTAAGTATGTTTCATATAAAACTGCTACGGACTTCAGACAAAAATTCATAAATCGTTTTAAAGAACTTAATATAGATTTACATATTACTGTTGGCAACCATGATACATATTATAAAAATACAAGTGAAGTTAATTCTATGGAAGAACTTGCTGGGTATGGTAAAATTTATACTGGCCCTAAAGTTGTGAAATTTGATGGTACACCTATACTGTTTATGCCTTGGATTAATGCAAACAACTATGAAGAATCTATGAATGCTTTGAGAACAGCAAAATCAGATATTCTTATGGGTCACTTAGAAATTGCTGGGTTTGCAATGACGGGTCAGGGTATGGTTTCTGCCAATGGTTGGGAAAAGGAACACTTCAAGAGATTTGAAACTGTATTCAGTGGCCACTTTCATCATAAAAATGATGATGGACAAATATATTATTTGGGTACACCTTATGAACTTTTTTGGAATGATTGTGATGATCCTAAAGGATTTCATATCTTTGATACCTCTACTAGAGAATTAGAACGTGTAGTAAATCCAAATACAATATTTAAAAAGATTTACTATGATGATTCTCAGAATGATTATAGTAAGCATGATGTTGAAAAATACAAAGATCATTATGTAAAAGTAATTGTAGTAAATAAAAAAGACTTATATGGATTTGATAAATTTACAGATAGATTACTAAGAGCAGATTGTCACGAAGTAAAGATAATAGAAGACTTTAGTGAACTTGATGCTAGTAATGTATCAGATGATATTGTTGAAAATACAGAAGACACTCTAACACTACTTGATAAGTATATTGATGAGCTTGATATTACTCTAAGTAAAGATAGACTCAAAACTACTATGAAGAGTTTATATAACGAGGCTCAGGACTTAGAACTCTAAATGATAATTTTTAAATATGTACGTTGGCGGAATTTTCTTTCAACAGGTAATAACTTTACCGAAATCCAATTAGACAGAAATTCAACAACACTTATAATAGGTGAGAATGGAGCAGGAAAATCTACTGTTCTTGATGCTTTATGCTTTGGTCTATTCGGTAAACCATTTCGTGGTATCAATAAGGCTCAACTGGTTAATTCAGTCAATATGAGTGGAGCCATAGTTGAGGTTGAATTTGAGATAGGGTCTAAAAAGATCAAGGTCATTCGTGGTATCAAACCAAATATCTTTGAGATATATATTAATGGTAAGATGTATAATCAGGATGCAAATGTTAGAGATTACCAGAAGTATCTCGAACAACAAATTCTCAAATTAAACTATCGCAGTTTTACTCAGGTTGTTATACTTGGAAGTTCTACGTTCATACCATTCATGCAGCTGAAGTCTCGGCATCGCCGTGAAGTAGTTGAAGAGATACTAGATATACAAATATTTTCTCTTATGAATATGTTACTAAAACAAAAACTAAAAGCTAATGCTGATGATATTCGTGATGTAGAGTATAATACGAGTTTAACAGAAGAGAAAGTTGACTTACAAGAAAACTATATTGACGAAATAAAAAAGAATAAGGATAAGTTGCTTGAAGAAAAATCTACTCTTCTTTCTTCTAATTCTAAAGAAATACATATTAGATTAGCTAAGATTGGTGAATTTAAATATAATATTGATTCATTACTGAAAGAAATTAGTGATGCTGATTCTGTAAAATCTAAGCACCAGAAATTACAAAGTATAAAGTCTACTCTCAATGAAAAGCATAGAGCTCATTCTTCGACAATAAATTTCTTTGAAACAAATGAAGATTGTCCTACTTGTCAACAACACATTAGTAAGTTATTTAAGAATGATATTATTAAAGAAAAGAGAAAAGACACAGATAAAATATCTCAAGGTTTGTCAGAGTTAAAGAATGAATTAGAGAAATATAAAGAGAGACAAAAACAAATTATTGAAATTGCTGATAAAATTAGAGAACATGAAGTTCAAATAGCAAAAGACAATGAATCTATTCTACAACTAGAAAAGTTTAATAGTAGATTACAGACTGAAATCAATCAACTAGAACACGCTGATGTTAATAAAAATGATTATGAAAAACTTGGAGAGTTAAAATCTTCACTCATAAACTTTACAGAGCAAAAATCAAAATTGATCGAAGACAAGACATATTCTGAAACTGCAAGGAATATGTTACAGGATACAGGCATTAAAACAAAGATAATAAAACAATACTTGCCTATTATGAATAAGCTAATCAATACGTATCTAACTTCTATGGAGTTCTACGTTAACTTTACTTTAGATGAAAGTTTTGAGGAAACAATCAAGTCTCGCTATCGTGACGATTTTTCTTATTCTTCATTTAGTGAAGGTGAAAAGATGCGTATTGATTTAGCTTTGTTATTTACTTGGAGAGCCGTTGCAAAGATGAAAAACTCTGCAAATACCAATCTTTTAATATTAGATGAGATATTCGACAGCTCTCTTGATGGTACAGGTACAGATGAGTTTCTAAAGATTTTAAATACGTTAGGTGGTGAGAATGTATTTGTAATTAGTCATAAACAAGATGCTCTTGCAGATAAATTTAGAAGTACAGTTAGATTTGAGAAAATCAAAAACTTTAGTCATATGAGTTAATTATGGGAAAACGATCAGATTTTGAAAGAAAACCAAGAGACTTTTATCCAACGCCATTTGCGGCAGTAGAGCCTCTTATTACACATCTACCACAAGGGTTTCAATTTGCTGAACCTTGTGCTGGTGATGGACAATTATGTCGCCACTTAGAATATTTTGGTGGTACTTGTATGTGGGCAAGTGATATTGAACCACAACTTGAAGGAGTACTACAGAATGACTATACTGAATTGGGCGAGAATGAAGTTTACGAGTCAGGATATATTATTACAAATCCACCTTGGGACAGGTCTTTGCTTCACCCTATGATTGAACACTTTACCAAACTACGTCCTACTTGGTTATTGTTTGATGCAGATTGGGCCCACACTAAACAGTCTGCACCATATATGAAAAAATGTGCAGAGATAGTCAGCGTGGGACGAATCAAGTGGTTTGGTAACATGACAGGAAAAGATAACTGTGCATGGTATCTTTTTTATAACAATGAAGTTGAAACAACTTTTTACGGGAGAACATAATGTCAATATATTTAATGATAGAAACAGGACATCCATTTCTTAAAATGAAACTTGATGGTGTTT